ACTGTTACAACTGTTCCTCCTACTACAACAGTAACCACTGTTCATCCTAGAACCACTGTTCCTCCTACTACAACAGTAACCACTGTTCCTCCTACAACCACTGTTCCTCCTACAACTACAGTTACCACAGTTCCCCCTACTACAACTGTTCCTCCCACTACAACCACTGTTACTACTGTTCCTCCTACAACAACAGTAACCACAGTTCCTCCTACTACAGTTACTACCGCTCCTGTAAAAATACCGTGCTGTCCTCCAAAAATAAAATATATTTACCCGCCTCCCGTATCAAACACTACAAAGTTGCCTCGAAACTTACCACCAAGTGGTAAAATAAGGATTTTACCTTTCCCAATATTGACAGATCCAGCTACGATCAGCACAACAATATCTCCCACAACTACGAAATCTCCAACATCGACAACTTCTAGTCCTAGATCAACATCAACTACAATTTTTTGTTATAAAAGTAATTGCAAAAAACTTAATTTTTAATAAATCCAAGTATGCGAAAACTTACAATTGGAATGGCTGTACATGATGATCTAGATGGACTGTATTTTACAATACAAGCAATTAGAATGTTTCACAAAGAAATTTTAAATGATGTAGAGTTTGTAGTTATTGATAACAACCCATCTGGATCACATTCAAAATGCATTCGTGATTTTATCGATTGGATCGAAGAACCTGTTCAATATCTACCATTTACAAAATACAATTCAACAATTGTAAGAAATAAAATTTTTGATCTAGCAGATACACCATATGTATTAAGTATCGATAGCCATGTTCTTATAGAACCCGGAGCTATAAAAAAGTTAATAGAATTTTATGAAAACAACAAAGACAATGGAAACTTATTACAAGGCCCGCTCGTTTACGACAACCTTAGAGGAATTTCTACTCATTTTGATCTTGTTTGGCAATCAAATATGTGGGGGGTCTGGGGTAATGATCAACGAGGTGAAGATCCTAATGGACCACCTTTTGAAATACCAGCTCAGGGGCTTGGCTTGTTCTCTTGCCGAAAAGATTCATGGTTAGGATTCAACAAAGAATTTCGTGGATTTGGAGGAGAAGAAGGATACATCCATGAAAAATACCGAAAAAACGGCAAAACAACGATGTGTTTGCCGTTTTTAAGATGGAATCATAGATTTTATAGACCCTCTGGTGTCAGTTATCCAAATGATCTTTCCCAAAGATTTAAAAATTATCTAATAGGCTTTAAAGAGCTTGATTTGAATATCGATGAACTTAAATCTCATTTTGAACAATCAATTGACAAGACTGTGATCAATAATCTTGTCAATGAAGTATTCAACTGAGTAAACCGTGTTCAAGTTCATACTCAACATCAGGAAGAACTGATACAAAGCGCTCTGCCATATAATGTTCAATAGCGACAGGTTTCAATACCTTTTCTAAATCAACGCCAAGCTCTCTAGCCTTGTCGGAGATGAGGTCAAATGCTTCTATCAAGCAGACCCATCTGGAAAACGATACAGAATCGAATTTTTCTTGATTGCCGTCTTTTTTTGTTATGGTTACGTGTTTCATGTGACCACCATCTTACTCTAACGTTTTATTACTGACTTCATCGACGGCTTTGTTGATATTATTGTATATAGTTGAAATATCAGTTTCATCACTCATCAATATAGAATCATAGCTCACCATCACTTTGTATTTTTCTTTGCAAGATGGGCAAACACAAATATTCTCCGCGTTTGGTATCAAAATACCCTCAAATAAAGGTTTTCCACAGTTGCAAGGCAGTTGAACAACTTGTTCAGTCAACATAGCTTCATACTCTTTAATAACTTCATCCATTTCTGAAAGCATATTGGCAACATCTTCCAAATCAGACTGTTTATCTGAAGCTTGCGCATCTTTAATAGATGCCAAATAGGGTTTGATCTCGAAAAAATAAAAAAATAATACAACCGTGATCGCAGCAGTCAAGCAAAACACATAATGGAATAAAATAAATGGACTTAATCCATAAGATATCAAAATATTAAAAAGTGCAGCGTACCCTATCAATTTATAGTTCAACTTATTCATCATCTGAATCCATTCTACTTCGGATTGCGAATTTGTCAAGAGTTGGATCTACATTTCGTATCAAATATTTGATAATTTTATCTAAATTTGATTTCAATTTGAATAGATCGTCTTTATGTTTGTAATTTTTAGATTTTAATACATTTTCTATATTAATAGAAGCTCTCATCGCATTGTCCACAATATCAGCAAAGTATTGAGGTAAAGGAGTAAGCTCATACGGCAGAGTTGGAATGGATTCATGAGTTTCATCCTCCTCTCTCTTGATTTGTTTAAACATTTGCTCAGTATCATTATCAAAATTAATATTTGAAGACATGAATCCTGTTGAATAGGGAGAATCTTTACTTGCCATTTATATATTTACCTTTTAAATACTAAATATACATATGATTAATCTATATGCCGCTAGGTTTAAAAAGGTTCTACTGGAAGCTGACGAAGATATGGACACTGGACTCGAAAGAGATGCTATGGAAGCGTCTCTTGACGACGGTACAGATCCTTCTGCATTTGATCCATCCAATGACATGGATTCCACTCAAAATGAATTAGCTGATATCTTGTCAAAGAGAAACCAACAAATCGTTGGAGATCTTCAATCATGGATTGATTCCATTGATAACTTCTTAAAAGTTCTAAACAGCGAAGATCCAACAAGTATTCAAAGCCGATTGGCAAATGCAGAGCCTGATACTGTGTTTGATAAGATGAAACAATCCCAGCAAACCAAAATATCACGGGTCGCTTCCGACTTGGCTGCATTACACCAAGGTTTCCTTGGATTCATGGCACAGACCAAGAATGCAAAATACAAGTACGTGTGATTTTCGTTGATAATCAACGAGTTACAACTTTCAATAAAATCCAGTAAGAAATTACTGGATTTTTTATTTCACATTATTGAAAGCTTCAGTAGTCCATTTTTACCAGAGTATGTGTTCTGATTTATATATTCAGGCGGTACCTCGTACATTTCTTTATCAATGCACATTTCATTGAAATCTTTGTACCTCTTTCCATCAACACTCGGCCATATAAAAACGCTTTGACCCGCTTTTAAAAGCTCTTCACTTTTTTCTTTACTTGCAGCGTCTAGATACTGACTGTCTAGACACCAAACAGTTTGGAAAAATTTAAATTGAGCTAATTGAGTGCGTTGTTTATCGGTATAAAAGTGAGATCCTTCAGTTATACCAGCAACAGCGACTCCATTTTTAACGAAACATGCGTCTAATGGACCTTCGAATACATAAATTGTATCACCATGAGATGAATCTACTTTATGAATATTGAAAAGACTCTTGTCAGAATGTCGCTTTGATGAATATCTTATTCTATCGTCCCATTCAAATATTTTACGGCTTTGATAAAATACAATTTTGCCATCAATATCCTTAAATGGAATCACCAATCTGTTTCGGTGAGTGAAATCCTTCAATGATAGATACATTGCATCTGGTTTGTTGACCGCTTTTAACAAGTGTCGATTTTTTAAGTATTTCAATGTATCCAATACTATGGGATTTTTGATATAAAACGACACTTGTGTTTTATCAAACAGATTTATGCAATCTTCTGGCAAAGATGGAATCTTGATTTCCACTTCAGGCTTGTCAATTTCAGACATATCGAGCATATCATACTCTCCTTCTACCAATTCATCTGAAACCTCGTTTAAAGACATCCCAGACACCTTTAAAATCCATGTGAGAGGCTTACTGGACCATCCACAATTGTGGCAAAAGATTAAGTCATTTGATGGGATATAGAAACATCTCTGCTTTTTTCCAAAGCTTTTACCTTCTCTGCAAATAGGACAACTACACTGGTAGGTATTATTGTACGAATTATGCAGTGGATATGGACCAAGTTCGAAAAACTTAGAAACTACATAGCTTTCAGGTAAATGAAGACTCTTTTGCGTTTTCTTCGAATTTAATCCGCGTAATATTGCGGACATATCTAGGGAGCCTCTTGACATACTCTATTATACCCTCTTCTAGGGCAAAGTCAAACTTTTCAATCGGAACTTTTCGATTTTCCATCAGGGGACTGGCGATAAATTCGTAAACATCGTCGGTTTTCTTTATAAAAATAAATAATTGACCAGCGAAATCCCCAGTCTGCACAGCATACGAGTCTCCAAATCTCAAATTCTTCTTAGTTGAAAAAAATCTCATCGCATTCAATCGTTCATAAATTTGGAAAACTCTTTCATAAAGGATTGTTCCAATGCAGATTTGTCCATTGCAGTTTTGCTTATAGTTAAACTGACAAAATTGCCATCCAAATCATATCCCATAAGTTTAAAGCATGTTAAAAACTCGCCCAATGTTGAGATAATTGCTTGGTTGAGCTTTACTCTATTGGGCTTGTTTCTATCATTTTTCAATTTCATTTTTAACGAATCCATTAGAAGTTTCTTTACATCTTCGTCACTATATTCTGACTCGTTATCATTCATATTATTATTTAAATCAACTACTCACTTTTTTAGAAAATCGTTATCTTCAGTTTTCTGACTAACTCCCCGCTCTAAAAGATTGGTTATAATAATCTCCATTGAATTTGTTTTCAAATTGTAGTTTTTGGGAAATAACCGACCCCCGTCGTTGATTTCAAAAATAATATCTCCTTTGAATTCTCGGTTTTCATAGCATGTTATAGTGACACTGCGATTACCGGGATCTACCATAACCGACCACTTTCTAGGATCTTGAAAAGAATACTTGTCGTAGAGTTTGATTGTGATAAACCCAGAATCACGCATTCTTTTTAGAAAGTAACCAAGTGTTGAAATCTTATTTTTAATTATCATTTTATTAAGCTGGATATGATATAATTTAATTCTACATTTCCATATTGCAACCCGATTTTTCCGATTCCCAATGATGTGTTGATCTGCAACTTGGCAAAGTCAACATTTGGGAATGTTATCATTCGGATATTATCCAGATTTATAATGAATGAATCCATTTCAAAATCAACTTCAGACCCTTGTAGGCTGAACACATCACTGTTCGCTACTGTGGTGTCCTGTAATGACCAAACTAGATGATCATCTTCTGTATACAAATGAAGTTTATTGATCTTTGAAAAAGACGATGATGCTTTTAAAAATGATTTCAGGAATTTTTCTGTGAATTCTGTAACCACATCATATTTTAAACTCTTCAATTTATCGAGACTCGTCTTACTTTTCATTATCACACCATCCTCATATAGATGATATTTAAACTTTATAGAATTTCCTCGATACTCCAAGTTATTTTTGTTCACTGTCAGTTCTACAACATCAGAATTACCACACAGCTTCAATGCTGAAGCCAATTTGGATAATGCTGGGATGTTAAGAACAACATCATCGTCTGACTCTACAGGCATTGTGTTCCAGAGGAACATTGAAGCATCTAAATTAGATGCCAATGCGGAAATTCCGCCATCCTTGATAGTTAGAATGGCGGAATCGCTGAGTTTAGACAAAGATGATAGAAAAAATAAGAAGTCTGGCTTGTTAATCTTTAATTTTGTCATTGTTGGTTGCTAGAGATATTACCTTATCAATTTTTTTAATCAATTCTTTAATCAACTTATTTTGAGCCTCAAGAAGAGTGTTTGTTTTTTCTTGTTGAGACTGATCAAATTTAAATTCCATTTGATCTGGGTTGTATTGCACTTGTCCAACTTGGTGTTGAACCATCTGAGGCTGAACATTTGGAGGATATTGCGGCATTTGTTCAGGTACATATTGTGGAATGTGTTCCACTGGATACTGCACAGGGGCTTGCACGCGACGAGGCGTTGGAGAGGACAAGAAATCTCTCTCCAACGCCTGTTGAATCCCTCGCGCAATTCCTGAATCTGGCATACCATCAGTTTTCGGTCTAGCATCATTAAAATACATTGAGTCGATCTCTTTACTTTCTGCAAAGAGGGGACCGGCGAAATCTATTAATAGTTTTTTATCTTCAGGAGTTAGCATATATTAGTCGTTTAGTTCGGACAGGATTTTATCGATATCTTCTTCGGAGGGTTCGCTGGATGCTGAACTCTTCTTAGCTGGGAAATCGAATGGGATATCATCATCACTATCATCCTCAAGAGTGGATGTTTGTTTTGTCGTTGCTGATGGAACCTTTTCAGACTTTGAACTTGATCCACTCTTACCATAGAAATGGATATCAAGAATTTCTTGAAGTTCATCAGCAGTCTTTCTTTGATAAATGGCTTCAAGGTCGTGAACCTCTGCATAAACATTATCAATTTGATCATCGCTAAGCTTGATCTGTGGCTTGTTGTAGAAGCCAGAAGATGCAAATGTCACGTAATCGCCACTCGATTCGGCTTTGATTTTGAGGTTAGCACCATCTTCACCCAAGTCAAAGATACGGAATCCGAATTCTTCAGCACCATCTCCAGTAAGAGCATCATCGATGATCTTCTTGATTTGAGGCCCAATTCGAAGAACCTTAACAGTTCCGTTGTTCTCTGGATTTGAAGGATCATCAATCACATAAATATTGGCGAACCAATTTTCCTTGCGGCGAATGACCTTTCCAAGCTCTTTCTCATTCTTGTCATCACTCTTGATGAGGGACCAGAATGTTTCAGTAATCGGATCACGATCACCGAAAGTTTGTAGAGATAGAGTTGAAATATAACTACCAGTTGTCTTGCTCTTCCAACCATGCGTGTAGTGATGGAAGAATGTTTTTTCTGGATCTTCCACATTTGGAATGATTCGAAGAGTGTAAGTTTTCCCTGCTGGGAACTTCATTACATTCGAGAATGCACTGTTGGATGATTCAGTTGTCTTGTTTAGAGCATCCTTGATTTTCTCAAACATGCTCGCATTGAATTTATTTTTAGTACTCATTTATTTTTTATTAGTTTATATGCAATCATTGTCGTCCCGACAACAGCGATTAGACCAATCACTGAAATCAAAGAGACTGGTAATATCACAGGAAGCAAAATCCAAAACCAACTTAGTTCGATAAAACCCAACACCTTTAAAAAGAGCAGGGCGATTATGATGTAGGACAGTGTTTTCATTTGAGTCGCTGTGAGTTACCCCTTTAATTTAGTCTATTCCCCCCGAAAGTCAAGCTCTTTTCTTGACCAATTTTGTTCGGCTGTTCAAATACTTCGTAACATATTTGCTTTTGACCAAACTTGGATCAAAATCTAGAAAAGTCTTGACAACTTCGAAATCTGTATCCAGCGACAACAATCGCTTTAATAAATTTCTCATTTTTTCATTTTGCAATGTGTATACGAACACATTTTGAACTGACATCTTTTTTCCTTGTAGATTAACAATGAATGTACAGTAACACATAAACAGATGCATCTGTTCGTTTTCTATCATGCTGTTCGATGGATCAGTAATCATATTGGTTGTAAAGTCTGGGTAAATTCTAAAAACTTAGATGTGATTTGACCACCAGCAGAAAACTCTTGCCCGCCGCCACCGCATAAATTTTCAGCCATAAACTTTATATCAGCTGATGATCCTTGTTTTTTTCTAAATGATACAAATTTTGTATCCAGATTAACAACCATTACAATGTCAGGTGAATATGTAGATAAAATTGAAGCAGCTATTTCAGATGCGCTGAATTTGGAAAATGTCGCCAACACCGAATGTGTTTTATACCTACCTTTATAAATATCTAAATTTTCCAACTCCTTGTTCAGATCATTATAAAACGCATCTGATATTTTAATCTCCGAATCTGAGAAAGGTCTGAATCCACTCCAGAACATATTTACAAAGTTATAAAATCTACGAGAACCACTTCTTCTGAATAGAGCGTTCAGTGTTTTACTTTCCGATAATTTTAAATTGTAGCTGTTGTAATCGTCGATGATAGCTATCAATCTTTGGATCGGCTTTGAGAAATCCAATTTCTTACTGAATTTCTTATAGATTAGTTTTGAACAAGATGATGATACTTCTTGAATCAATGTAGAATCTTGAATTTTTACAAATTCATTTTGATCAGAAACAAACACCACCTTTTTATCATCCAATCGATTGATTAGATGTTGTGAAAGGGGCATGCCGACTACAAATATCTTGTCGTAGTTTTGAAAATTATCATCATACCACTCAAAATATTCTTGTTCAAATTTTCCAAAAAATACAGCTCTGTATTCAAAGTTTGCGAATACATTACCTAGTAAAATTGTTGAACCGACACCATCCAAGTCGGAATTTACCCAAAGAAAAACATTCATGTATCATGAGATTTAATTCACTCTGCAAATTTTTCAAGTAATGAAACATCATCATTACCAAAAGATTCTGATTCTTCATCAGATTGTTCAATTGTTAGAGTATTATAATCAATTCGCATCGTTTGAACCATTCCCCGTGGACCGTAACGGTTTTTCATCATGCCCAATCTGATAATATTCATTTCTTGATCTTCTTCAGTTTGGAAGATCGAAAGAATTACATCAGCGGTCGCTGCTAATCCAATCGACTCTGACAATCCTTCCATTCCCGGATTATTTGTATTGTAAGCTGATCTATTAAGCTGAGTTGCTGAAATTATAGGACATGCAAACTCATAACTCATGGCACGAACCTGTTCACAGATGTATTTCACACGCTCATACGAGTTTGTTCCTATCGTAGAGTGTAACAAGTTGATATAGTCGATGACTATCGCATCAACTTTCTCTCCACTGTCTTTAAATTTCTTAACAAAAGAACTTAATTGCTTTGGTGTGATTGTGCTTGGAGGAAATTCCTTGATAAAGATCTTTCCATCTGGAATTTCTTTCTTTCGTTTCGAAAGAAGACGCTTAAGAGAATCTGTAGCGCTCTCAAAATCCTTGAGAGGCACTCCTGTTAGATTTGATGACATTCTTTTAGCATATAGCATCTCACTCATTTCAAGAGTGACGACAAGCACAGATTTATTCTGCTTTGCGATGTTGATTGCCGCATTTCCTAAGAAAATACTTTTACCAATGTTTGCTTGTCCTGCATATACATACAGTCCCTTACCATTCTCTCTATAACCACCACCGAGAGCATCATCAAGCCATTCCCATCCACTGGATATGCATGATTCAACATTTAAAATGTCTTCGATCAGCAGATCCGCATCGCAGAACAACTCCATACCCTTGTCTGAAATCAAATTGATATTACAAGAAGTTTCAAACTGGGTTAGAATTTTAGAAGTATCGACAATTCCCTCTGAAAGTTCAGACGCTACTTTCAAAAGAGTATTATAAACACTCTTTTCCTTTAAAAACCGCTCTGTGTTTTCGTATAGCTCATCCTTATTAAGGTTTTTATCAATTTCTTTGAATGATGTAACCAATTGTTTGAACCCTTCTTTAAGGGAATCATCGGTGAGATAAGTTTTAACTTCTGAAATTGTGGGAAGAGCGTTGCGTCTTTCATAGAAATCCTTTACAATTTCAAAATACTTTGCAATTCGCTTATCCTCAAAGAATTCAGGCTTTACATGATCTGCAATTGATGTGAGGTAAGATGAATCAATCAAAGATTGACGCGCAATTATCTTTTCGAAGTATTCTAGATCAAGATTCATATTTATTTAAAAACCAACGTTCGCCCGCTTTCCACTCTTCGGTGAATTCCCGAAGTCCGGGAGATTCATGTGTGATGTAAATATCACCAACACCAACTCGGTGGTTCAGTTTATGCGCAGCACTGGAAATGTCAAGGTCGTAAAAGTGAAATTTCGATGGGTTGCTTTCATCGAATCGAACACTTTCCATCACAGTTCGATTCATGGCCATAAAGACGCCATCGATCATGACAACACGGTGAGGATACTTTCCAAATGGTGTCATGTGCTTTTCTTCTGTCGTTCCATGAGCAACTGCGCCGTGTAGTTTTCCAGAATTGAATCCACCTCCCATGAGGTGCCAGAGCGCTGGAGACTTTATCTCTACGGATGATGCACCAGCAACGCCAATCATATCGAATTTCTTAAACAATTCGATCAATTTAGGTCGAGGATCATGCTCTAGAATTACATCATCATGCACAAATACCAGCGCATCCCAATTCTCCTTTAATGCATTATCAATTGCTCTATTATAGACGACAGGCAATGATTCCTTATTTTCAAGGGCGAACGCTATATCGATATCCATATCGAAATTCGCAGTGCTTTTTAAAAGTGATGTGTCTTTCGCCGCTGATTTCTGAGTGGCTGAGAAAAATGCGA